CGAAGTGCCAGACGTTCCCCTGGTCGCGCGCGCCGCACCAGTAGTGCTGCGCGCCGGCCTTCCAGCCATAGAGCATCGCCTCGAATTGCTGATGGTAGTCGGCGCGGCCGAGGGCGAAGGTGTTCTTTGCCCAGATGATCGTGCTCGACCACTTCCCGCCGGCCTCCTGCCAGACGCGATGCAGCGTCGGCCATTCGGAGGAGGACATGCAGACGTAGCAGGCGCCCTTCGTGACCGAGAGCAGGTTGGCCAGTGCAGGGCGGAGGAACTCGGGAAAGCCACCGCCGAGCGCATCATTGGCGATCGTCATCTTGGCGGCGGTACCGCCCTCATAGGCCACATTGTAGGGCGGATCGACGAAGCCCATGTCGGCCAGGTGGCCGGCGCCGAGGGCGCGCTGCACGTCGGCCAGCTTCGTCGCGTCGCCGCAGAGCAGCCGATGGTCGCCGCACCGCCAGAGGTCGCCGGTGCGGCTCACCGGCACCACCGGCGGCGGCGGGGCGTCGTCGGCATCATCGCCGAGCCCCGCGTCGGCAGCTGCCAGCAGCCGATCGAGTTCCATGCCGGAGAAGCCGAGCACATCCAGGTCGACCACCGCCTCGTCGCGGATGCGGGCGATCTCGGCCGCCAGCAGTGCTTCGTCCCAGCCCGAGTTCAGCGCGATCTGGTTGTCCGCCAGGCGCAGCGCCCGCGCCTGCGCCGGGGAGAGATGGCCGAGCCGCAGCACCGGCGCCGAGGCCAGCCCCAGTTGCTTCGCCGCCATGACGCGGCCATGGCCGGCGATCAGCACGCCCTCCGCGTCGACGAGCACCGGGTTCACGAAGCCAAACTCGGCGATGGAGGCGGCGATCTGCGCCACCTGCGAGGGCGAATGCGTGCGCGCGTTCTCGGCATAGGGCACGAGGGATGCGACCGGCAGCGCGGAAACGACGAGGTCAGGCTGCACTGGCGGTGATCTCCATCCGTGCCGCGGCGACGGCGTCGTAATCGCGGCCGTCATCGGCCAGCGTCACCGGCAGGTCCGGATGCAGTATCCGCCAGCGGGCGATCGCCAGATCCACATACGCAGGCGCCAGTTCGATGGCGCGGACAGCGCGTCCGGTCCGCTGGCCAGCCAGGATTGTGGTGCCGGAGCCGCCGAAGGGCTCGAACACGACCTCGCCGACGTCCGTGTAGGTCCGCATCAGGAACTCCGGCAGCACCACGGGGAACACCGCGGGGTGCTCCGTCTCAATGCCGCGGCCCTTGTGGCGGGTCAGGCGCAGCACGTTGTCGGGGATCCGGAAGTCCTGCACCGGCAGTCCGGCATGCTGGTATTCAGAGATGGTGCCGTCAGCGGCGCGCAGCCCGCTGCCCTTGTTCGGCGTGCCGGCCCACTTGCAGGGCACGATCTTGTTGGCCTGGCGCGCCTGGCGGTTGAAGTGGAAGACCAGCTCGAAGGCCGGTGCGAGGCGTCCGTTCCAGTCGCCGGGCAAGCCGGGCCCCTGGTCCCAGGTGTAGAGGCCGAAGCGGCGCCAGCCGCGGGCGCGCATCCAGTCGAGCCAGCCAGCCCAATAGGGCTGCCATTCATTGTCGCGATGGATCAGCCCGAGGTTCACCAGCACCTGGCCGTCCGGCCGCATGGCCGCGTCGAGATGCTGGAACACACCCTGCATCAGGGCATCCCAATCCGTGACGCCGCCGGTTGTGTAGTCCCGCTGGTTCCCATAGGGCGGAGAGGTGAACAACAGCGCCGCACGGTCGTCGCCCATCACGCGCGCCACGGTGGCGGCGTCCGTGCTGTCGCCGCAGAGCAGGCGATGGTCGCCCAACAGCCAGAGGTCGCCGGGACGCGTGACGGCCTGGCGCGGCGGCTCCGGATCAGCGTCGGCGGGATCCTCCGCCGGCGCATCCTCGGTGCCTGCCGCGCCGGCCGCACCGTCCCCCTCGGCGGGATCCGCGGACAGAGCCTCGGGCGCGTCGCCGTCGGACACGGCATCTCCAGCCGCCGCGAGGATGTCTGCGAGCTCATCCGCCGAGAAGCCGAGCGCGCCGAGGTCGATGTCCTGCGCCACCTGCACTGCGGCCAGCGCATCGCGCAGCAGCGCCTGGTCCCAGCTCGCGTTCTCCGCGATGCGATTATCCGCGAGCCGCAGGGCCTCCTTCTGCGCGGCGGACAGGTGCCGCAGCACGATCACCGGCACCTTGACCATGCCGAGCGCGGACGCCGCCTCGAGGCGACCATGGCCGGCGATCAGCACGCCCGCCTCGTCCACTAGCAGCGGGTTAGTGAAGCCGAAGGCCAGCATGCTGGCCTTGATCTGCTCGAGCTGCGCGGCGCTGTGGATGCGCGCGTTCCCGGCATGCGGGCGCAGCTCCGCCACCGGGCGCAGCAGGATCTTCGCCGCCATCCAGGGGAGCGTCATGATGCCGTCCGGTTTGCAGGTGGTTTGCAGGCCGCGGTGCGGCGTCGGTTTGCAGCTAACGATCTGAAGCCGCGCGGAAAGGCTGCAAACCGCAACCCATGTTTTCGGCCTGACGCTAGCGACCTTGCGCGCTTCCGCCCCCCGCATACAGCGGGGCCAGGAAGGACCCTGCGGCTCGAGAGCCACTGTCTCGATCGAGCTGCAGCGTGGCTGTTCAGCCGCGGCGCACTCGCACCTTCTCTACGTGTCTTGCTTCTAGCCTTATCGATTTCGGAGCCGCTACGGGGTGAATTGTAACAGCGTGATCGGGGCGATGGTGACCGCCCCGATCATCCCGCGTCACGCCGCCCTCGCTCGTGGCATCAGCCCGAAATGCACGGCGAGAATGCCGAGGGACCCGACCAGGATGCCCTGTCCCACTGGGCCGTGCACCGTCCGTCCGGCCCAGCCCTGACGCATCGACCACTCGCGGACCGAGAACTCGAGACCGATGACAAACCACGCGCAGGAGCCGCAGGGGCTGTCCTGCCCCCCCAGTGCATCGAGCGCCGCAGCGACGCGGCGCCGTGCCTCGACCTGCATGGTGGAGAGCGTGTCGACGCGCGAGCCAGGGATGCGCAGGAGCTGCGACGTCGACATGCTGTCGAAGCACGCGGCACGGAACAGTCCACGGAAAATCTCACCCGCTTCGTGCATCTGCGGCGTGATGCTGCCGTGGGCCAGCATCAGGCCGAGCGTGTCCACGGCGCGGCGATGCTGGACCGGGCTACCGGTCTCGGGATCTGCCTCGCGGATCGGCTCCGAGAAGCCACCATGCTGTAGCCGCCACTTCGACGGCTTCGCCAGATCGTCGTCCTTCGCCTTCGACGGCTTGGTCTTGCGCTTACCGGCCATGATGGTTCTCCCCGTTACGACGCCCCCAGCGTCGGTTGGCCTCGTTGGTGATGGCCTGGCGGAGCCAGTCGTCGGTGATCTCGGCGACAGGCAGCGCGGCCACGCCGTGCCGATGCCAGGCGGCGGCGCGCATCGAATTGACCTCGGTGTCGTTGGTCGGGCTGCGTGTGCCGCGGTTGAGGCAGGAGCGGGGCGGCAGCGGTGCACCGTGCACGCTCATGCGCGGCCTCCCGTGGGCTCGGTCGCCCAGAGCAGCAGGGCGATCGCGTCCGCCTCGTTGTCGTCGGCGGGCCGAAAGCCACGGGCCTCGATGGCGGCGACCATCTTCGCCTTGTCGGCATTGCCCTTGCCGGTGGCGTACCGCTTGATCGTGGCGACCGGGACGCCCTCGTAGGGGACGTCGTGCTCCTCGCACCAGGCGGTCAGCATGCCGAGGAAGCCGCCATAAATGTGCGCCGCGTCGGTGCCGGCATGGGCCCGGACTTCCTCGAAGGCGATGCGAGCTACGCCGCCGGAGAGACCAGCAATCTCCGCCAGCCAACCGCGGAAGCGCAGGAAGCGCATCCCGCCACCCTCGAACCGGGTCGGCTTGAAGGTCATGGTGCCCGAGGAGATGCCGCCGTCGTGCGATCGCAGGGCCCAGCCGGTGGTGGTGCCGAGATCCAGGGCGAGCACGGCGTGGTGCGCCAGGCTGATCGCGGGCGGGAGCGCGATGGGCGGGCCGCTTGCATGCGCGGCGGGCATGGTGAGAGTCGCAACTGCCATGGTGGTCTCCGAGAGGGGATTGTCCTGGTGGGGGCGGCGACGGCGCGGTTCTTGGCGGAGCTCGCCGTCGTCGTCCGGCTTTCAGTCGAACGCGGGCCGGGCGGCCCGGTGCTGTGCGGCCGCCGCATCACGGCACCCCATCCAGCCAGGAGGGCTCGGGGAGTGTTGGTAGGGTTGGTTTTGAACCCTCCCCGCCGGAAACCAAGGTCAAATCAGGGTTTGGGGAGGGTGGGGAGTGTGGGGAGTGATTTCCGGCTCCTGGGCCATTCATGTGCGTGTGCGCGCGTGCGCATGTGTGAGGGTTAGAAGAACACTCCCCACTCTCCCCACCCTCCCCGGGGCCAGGTTCTACCTTGATCGTTTCGATACTAGTGTTGAATTCAAACCCTCCCCGGAGGCCCTCAACACTCCCCTCAGGTGCGGTGACCGGGGAGAGTGGGGAGAGTTGCCCGGCGTCGCATTTTGTGGACGGCGTTAGGCGCCACCGCTGCGCGTTGTGGGACGTGGCAGCGGGCCTGACGTGAACGGTGCGGCCGCTGATGCGGATCGACCTGTCGCGAAGCTTCCTGAGGGCCAGTCCGAAGGAAATGCGCTGTGCGTGCTCTTCCTTGCCGCCAAAGGGCAGTGGCGGGTCGGCCATCTTGGCGTGCCCAAAGAGATCGCTGGCGCTGACCTCCGCCGTGCCGAAGCGATCCCACCAAGTCTGCACGAAAGCCCGCCACGCGCCGCCCTCGCTGTCGGACGCCGCCATCATCTCGTCGAGGTTGCCGAGGAAGCCCTCGATGCCGGCCACCTTCAGCACGCCACCCAGCGTCTGCGCCCAGATCTCGTAGCTGCCGATGCTGCGGCCCCCGCGTGGCCGGCCTGCCACGATCCACGCCTGGCAGAGGGTGAGGCAGGCGGCGACCAGCCGGCCGCGATTGGCGCGCACCCACACCATGAGGTCCGGATGGCGAAAGCTGTCGCGGCGCCAGGGCTGGTCGGTGTGCGCGTCGAGCCGAATGCGGACCAGGCGCCGCGCCATCTCGTTCGAGAAGGTGGGGTTATTGCCGGTGGCGACCCAGGCGCAACGAATGGGGAGCCGCGTCATCTCGGATTGTCCGAGGATGCGATCCTCCCAGAACGGGGCGGTCAGGGCCGCGGCGAGGGCCGAGCTGTCGAGCTGCTCGCGCAAATTGTCGATCAGGATCAGCGAGGGGATCTGGCGCAGCTTCGCGGTGATGCGCTTGCGCCATTCCTCGTCGTCGCGTCCCTCGGTCAT